ATTCAGGACAAGATCGAAGGACTTTTGATGCGCGAGGGGCCGGAGGTCGCGAAGTGTTATATTCGGTATCGGTATAAGCACAAACTGGCCCGCGACAGATATCAGGAATTGATGGATGCGGTTCTTGAAAAGTTACGTGCTTCAAATGTGCAGAATCAAAACGCTAATATTGATGAAAAATCTTTTGGTGGCCGAGTCGGTGAAGCGTCTGATGTAGTTATGAAGCAGCTGGCGTTGGACTATTATATGTCTGATTTGGCTCGTAGCAATCATCTCAATAATGAGATTTATACGCATGATCTGAATTCCTATCCGGTAGGCAATCACAATTGTCTAACGATCCCATTTGATGATTTGTTGGCAAACGGGTTTAAGACACGGCAGACAGATATTCGCCCGGCGAATTCAATCAATACTGCGATGCAGTTGGTAGCAGTGATTTTTCAAGCACAATCATTGCAACAGTTTGGCGGTGTTTCAGCCAGCCATTTGGATTGGATTATGGTGCCATATGTGCGGAAAAGTTTTTGGAAACATTTCAAAGATGGTCTTCATTATGTTCAAGGAGAACCGATTCCGGACGACAAACATTTTGATCCCAATACACCAATTGACGCTCCGATTTATAAATTAGCAGATGAGGCTTATGCATACGCCATGGATATGACGGAGCGCGAGACTTATCAGGCGGTCGAAGGACTTTACCACAATCTCAATTCGCTTCAATCGCGTAGTGGCAATCAGCTTCCATTTTCGTCGATCAACTATGGTTCTTGTACACTGCCGGAGGGACGGATGGTTATCAAAGCACTTCTCGATGTTTCTATCGCGGGCATTGGCGCACTTCATCGTACAAGCATTTTCCCATGCGGTATTTTCCAGCTGGGTAACGGTATTAACCGTAAACCCGGAGATCCTAACTACGATTTATTCCAACTTGCACTTAAATCTACATCCTTGCGCTTGTATCCGAATTATGCCAACTTGGATTGGAGCGGTAATGCTGGATATGATCCGAACGATCCGCGTACATTTTTCAGTACCATGGGGTGCAGAACTGCAAATGGATGGGACATCAATGGTTTCGGCCAGTTAAAAGACGGGCGTGGCAATATTTGTCCCGTAACAATCATCTTGCCGACGCTTGCAATGGAGGCCAAGGAAGCATTGAAAGGGAAGGATGGTAACAGTGAACAGTCGGTCATCGACCGGTTTATGATTTTGCTCGATCAAAAAATTCATGAAGCCAAAGACATTCTTCTTGAACGGTTTGAATGGATTTGCTCTCAGTCTCCGGATGCCGCGAAATTCATGTATGAGAATAATCTGATGGCCGGATATGTTCCGGAAGAAGGAATTAGAAGTGCACTGAAACATGGCACATTGGCTGTGGGACAGTTGGGGTTAGCTGAAACACTGCAAATTCTGATTGGCTGCGACCAAACAGAAAATTGCGGGATGCGGTTGGCCAAACAGATCGAGGAACTATTCAAAACATTGTGTTCTGAATTCAAAGAACAATACAAATTAAATTTCGGTGTTTACTTTTCTCCTGCGGAAAATCTTTGTTATACAGCCATGCAGAAATTCAAAGAGAAGTATGGAGTCATTCCGAATGTCTCAGACAAAGAATTCTTTACAAATTCAATTCATGTGCCCGTATGGAAAGAAATCGATCCGTTTGAGAAAATTGACATCGAATCACAATTAACGGGCTATTCCAGCGCTGGCTGTATTACTTATGTGGAATTAGATTCGACAGTCAAGCATAATCTTACCGGGCTGGAAACGATTGTGAATTATGCAATGGATCACGACATTCCATATTTCGCGATCAATGTACCGAACGATCAATGTATGGATTGCGGATATTGTGATGAAATCGGAGAGAGATGCCCAATGTGCGGTGGTTCTCATATTGAAAGATTGCGTCGAGTGACGGGCTACTTGACAGGACATTACAAAACTGCCTTTAATCTTGGCAAACAACAAGAGGTTGAAATGAGAGTACAGCATAATCATTATATGCATAGAACATGAATTATTTGAGAATTGACAGAACATCATTAGTGGACGGAATCGGTGTTCGAGTCGTATTATGGATATCTGGCTGCAATGTGAACTGTCCGGGCTGCCAGAACCCGGAAAGCTGGAATCCTTACGCTGGTCATGTTTTTGATGCAGCGGCGAAAGAACAATTGTATTTCTATTTGAGTCTACCATTTATTGATGGCATCACCTTCAGCGGCGGCCATCCACTGGATCCCGTCAACAAGCCGGAAGTCATCGAACTAATTCGTGACATCCGAACCAGATTTCCAACCAAATCCATCTGGTTATACACTGGATATGTATGGGAATCATTCAAAAGCGAAGAATGGGTCAAAGACGTAGATGTAATCGTCGATGGCCCATTTATTTTGGCGCAGCGAGACATCACGCTGCCATATCGCGGGTCTAAGAATCAGCGAATCATTGATGTCAAAAAATCACTACAAACAAATCAAATCGTCCTGCTGGACGTAAAATGAAAGGAAAATTATTATGAACAAGTTTGAAAAAGTAAGTTTTGAGCAGTACAACAAAGCCATTGGCGGTGACGCAGATCTGCACCCCGAATACGAAGCCATTCAGATTCCGCGTCGTGCAACAAAATATGCAGCCGGATATGACTTCTTCGCCCCGTTCGATTTTGAGCTGCGACCGGGAGAGACGATTACCATTCCGACCGGCATTAAGTGCCGCATGGATCCGGACACTTTCCTGATGATTCTGCCGCGCAGTGGACTGGGCTTCAAGTATCGGCTTCAGCTGGACAACACGTGCGGGATTGTGGACGCGGATTATGTCTTGGCTCCGAACGAAGGGCATATTTTTGTGAAACTGACCAACAATAGTTACGAAGGGAAAACGCTCGAAATGAAGGCCGGTCAGGCATTTGTACAGGGGATTCTCATGAAGTATCTAACCGCCGAAGAAGCCCCTGTGACCACAATTCGCGAGGGCGCATTCGGCAGCACTGACAAATAAATCATACAAGCCCGGCTGAAATATGCCGGGCCATTTTTTACGGGAAAAGTTTGTTTTGTGAAAGAGGGATTTAGAATGCAAAATACGTATCAGATAAAATTGAACGAATTAAAGAATTGTCAAAAGCCATTTATTACGCCGAATGAAGCGGCTGGTGTATTGGGCTGCGATCCCAATTATATTCGCGTTGCCGCCAAACAACAAACGGAAACCGGAAAACAGTATTTGGGATTCCCTGTAATTCGGATCGGCAACCGCACGAAAATCCCGCGCGAAGCGTTCATTAAATATATCACAGGTGAGATAGATAGAGAGATATATTTTTCGGGCGCAAAATTTGCACACGCAGCCAATAGTGTAAAATAAAGATTTAGGAAACACTTGCGCCAGTCAACAACCGTGTCAACAATAGAAATCATTTTTGCAATTCTCAGGACGTTTTTTACCGGATAATCCCTGTTTTACGCATAGCAAAACCGCACCAGAAAACCTTGTTTTTTGGCTTTCTGATGCGGTTTTTGGCGGAGAAAGAGGGATTTGAACCCTCGCGCCCCTTACGAGGCCTACTCCCTTAGCAGGGGTCGTTTCTTTGGCTTACCGCTGCGGTTTTTGGGGTGTCAGTCAACAACAGAGACAACAATAGAGATATTGAAAAATAATTTGGTTTTTGGTTATTGTTGTTAATTTTTATACACTTCGTTCATTGCACGTTGTGCGTCTGATACATCTGGATGAATATATCTTTGAGTAGTTGTAAATTTACTGTGTCTCATTAATTTCTGAACCATAGATGGAGCAATTCCACTAAGTGCCAATTTTGTTCCGCTGGTATGACGGCAAGCGTATGGCGGTAAATCGCGTATTTTTGCCGCTATTAAGGTTTCATGATACTTCTTATAAAATTGCTTTTTCTGATGCGGATAGATACGACCCTTTTTAGCCGATCGAATTAAATGTTGGACAAGTGGATCAATTAGATCAGGATAAACGATAGGGGTTTGTTTTCTGACATCCGTTTTTAATCCACATCCAATAATTTCATGTCTATCTGTGTCAATCATTGAAACAGATAATTTTAGGAGTTCACCGGGCATCATTCCGGTGTAGATCATTAACAACACATACGCAAAAAATTCCGTCCCATCACAATACAGTTCCCACATTCTTTGAACTTCGTCAGACGTGAAGGGCTGAATTTCCTGCTCATTTAACTTAGGCAAAGTAACATATTCAGACAAATTTCCTCGTGCGTTTCCGTCTGCTGCTGCCGACGTAAAACAGTGAGAAAGAACCGTTTTCATATCTCTGGCTGGATAATAAGTGGTAGTAGTTTGGTTAATACAATTTTGCAAATCTGCAACAGATAGTTCATTGATAGGCTTATCTGCAATCGATTTCAAACGGTTCCATGCAATCTTATATGCTACCTTTTTGGATTTTCCCAAATGCTCCATTCCATTGTTAGCCCATGCGTTATAGTAATCGCGCAAACTTGGAATTTTTGAAGTCGGAACTTTGGCAGACACTGCATATGCTAAGGCTTCTTTTTTGGATGCAAATCCTGACTTTGAGTGCCTTTTATAATGCAGTTTTCCATCCGTGTCGATATAACTACCCTCCGACCAAATTGATCTCCAAGTGCTTCCAACAAGAATTGCTGTGCCTTGTCCGTTTCCTCTCTTTTTTGTTGATCGTTTCTTTCCTGTTAGTTTCTTACCACAACACGGACAAAATCGTGAACCATCAGGAATTTCTTGTCTACATCGTGTATTTGTGCATATCATGCAACTCTCCTTTCTATCAAGTCACCACATGACCCCTGTTAATGGTGCGTATTCATTATACACCATATACACATATCGTGTCAAGTGTCATATCACGCTTTTCTCTTAAAAAATAGGAACTGCCCTCAGTTAGTTTGAAGGTAGTTCCTAATTTTTAAGCATTTTCTGAAAACTCTTAAAAATAGGGCGGGAATAACCCGCCCCAATTTTACGTGTTGTCTGAATTCAACTCCGGCAGCCCGGCGATGCTAGTCAGCAAAGACAGGATACCCGCCAATACAGAAGCCGAAGCTACCGCGATCCAATTTACTTCGCCCAACACAGCAGAAGTACCAATGGTTGCCACCGCAGTCTGTGCAATGGTTTTGATGGCACGAACGCCAGCTGCCTTAATCCACAATTTGAAATTGAACATATTCATTCCTCCTTATTTATGTGCCGCTTGATTCAAATATTTTTCAAGCTTTTCACGCGCGATTGGCACTGAGTGGTTTGCGCCAAGCTGCATCAGCCCATCCAGCGCCGCCGCCAGACCATAGCAAATCAATGCGTTTTCCTTTTTCAGATCCGCAATTTCAATATCCTGTTTGTTCTGTTTCGCGTACCATTTATAAATCGCAATCAGTGTTCCGCCAATTGCTACCACTGCCCCCAAAATAGAAGCAGCAGTGATAATAGTCTGGCCATCAATGTACATAGTGGATTACACCTCCACAGACCATGTATTGCCGAGGTTCACCCACCCTGTATAAGATTTACCACCGATTGAAGCGATAGCCTGTCCCCAGTTTGCGCCGTTCACAACCTGTGATTTCACACCGGTAACGAACAATGTGCCGACCGGCATATTTTTGTACACCAGAGAGTGGTTTGTTCCTGCACCACTTCTAAGATTCAATGGACTAATAACTTTACGCATATTGTCTCCACCTTTCGTATCGATTGTTTTTGTTTCTGTTGGCAGTCCCTTACGTCCGTCCAAATAGGGGAGAGGATCTACCAGCGTATTGTTAATATAAAGAGACAAATGAAGATGCAGCTGATTGGTTAGACTACCAGTGCTGCCCATCTGTCCAACGACCTGATTTTTGGAAAGTTTCTGTCCTTTTGTGACAGAAATTTTCGCCATATGACAGTATTTGATCGTGACACCATCATACCCGTATTCCAAACAGTTACCATGTGTCGATGACCAATATACATCCTTCACTACAGAGTCACAGATTGCACAGACATCCAGTCCGGCAATTGTGCAGCTGTCAATGCCGCTATGCCCGTTACCGTAGAGTTTGGTAATCAGACCCAACGTGTACTGATTACAGGCAATTGGGGGATACGCTTTGATTCTTTTCAAAATTTTAGCCATTACAAATTCCTCCTTGTAGAATATAAAAGTGAGCCGGATTTGTCCGGCTCTTTGATGATTATGAAGTTGTGACTTCCGTCGCCGTTAGCGTGCCAGCGTCGTCCACGGTAATTTTGAATTTCTTGGAGCTTCCTTCTGTGGATGATTTCAAGTATAATGTTTGTTGATCTATAATTATTTCCCCTTGTGCATCTCTGATATTTGTCGCATATAGTTCCGAAGCCTGAAGTTCTCCGAGGGTTATACAATAAGCAGGATCGTCCGAGCCAGTTAATTTTGAAAACTTTTCGACCACCGTGGGTTCATTCGCAAACCTTATTTGGATCGAATCATCAGACTTGTTATAAAGGGCACCAATAACAAAGATTCCATGCCACATAATAACTGCTCGGCCATTCTCAAACTTTTTAATAGCTTCCACCATTTGGTTATATGGTGCGATCATATCAAAAATATATGGTTCAACTAATTCAGATTTTTTCACAACTCCAAAATTATTATCGTCTGCAATTGGCAGATATTGAACATCAAACTTAACAGGTGTTGTTTTTATAATGTTAATGGAACAAGATTTACCAACATAACTTCCAACAGCTATTCCACTACAAGCCGGTGAACCAGTTGCAGTATGATAATAAATCGCAAATCCATCCTTAACTTTCCCAGATGCAATATCAGACAAACTGTTAGTTCCGATAGTGTAAGCAGTTATCCCGCCTTCCTGATATGTCTCTGCGGTATATTCGATTAGCTCGCCATTATCAATAGCGATATAAAACTTCTGCCCTAAAGCAATTTCAAAAACAGGGGTGATGGCTGGTAGTGAACTGGCCAATGTCCCTGACCATACTGTTGTCAATAAAGGATCGCTGATATATCCACCCGGTCTATTCTTCACGTAGTCCGGCGCAGCTTCATTGTTTTGGTTCCAGTCCGGCTGTGCAACTTTAACCGGCAATTCTGTTGCCACCGTTTCCTCCAACGATTTAATTCGGGAATCCAATTCATTCCAAGTCTTAACCGGAGTTTCTGAATACACATAATCATCCGGTCGTTCACGCGGAAGTACGGTCAGCTTATCTGCCCAAATCGTTCGGTTTCCTTTTGGGTCATAAATGTACCGATACACATCGATCTCGCCGTCGGTTTGTAAATCGATATTCGGAACAGTTGCCACAATCCGACCGTCTTCCTTCTCCTGCTTCCGCTTGATGTCATCTACACCAGACTTGATGTATCCGATCTCGGTCAACAGGACGCCGTCCTTCTTGCCCTCGGCGGTATCGTCGCTCTTATTGTTTCTTCGGAACGCAATGTACCCGAACACAATCGCGCAGACTGTACCGCCAATGCCGAGGACGGTCGTGAACACTTCCATTCCCGTCATAGCACCACTCCTTTCATGATTACTGTTGGGGTCATTGCGTAGGATGCTCTTGTGAGCCTTTTGCCGCCCTGTGATGCCTTCGGTCGGTGCAAGGCAGGGTAAGTTGTAGGGCATCCTGTAAAATCAAAAAGAGGCTCTTTTGAACCTCTTTAATTGATTTCTTCGTTTTTCGTCACCACGACACCATCGCCGGTGCCCTGCGCGGAAAATACGATATAGCCAATATAGGCATAGTTTGCATAGCTGGCATCCAGCACGATTTTGTAATACTTGTCCCCCAGCTTTGTCACCGTTGCCATACCGGACAGTGCCGTGTACTGCTTGCAGAAATAACAGCCACCAGTCGCGCCGGAAAAAGCGCCCAGTCGCTCATGGCCACTTCCTTCCAGCGTTGCTCCCTTGACATAGATGACATCGGACGGCTGCACCGCGATAGCGCCGGTACACCAGCAGGCTGCATCCGTGCCGTAGTACGGGCTGGCCGAGGATGCATACGCGCCATTGCGATAACCCTTGCCGTCCCACACGCCGCTCTTGGTGCTGGGGTCTACGGCTGACGGTAGCACGTTGGTATAAGCCGGTACATAGACCGCCGCCGTAATGGTGATTTCTATGTTTCCGCTAATCTCCGGGATGCTGATAACACCGTCTGCGTAGTACAGCGCCGTCACATCCGTGCCGCCCATCTTGATCTGCACCGCTGCGCCGTCCATCACATATCCGCTGTTTGCAGTGATGGTCGCATAGTAAGCATCGCCCTCGGTTACGGTCGTTGCCGCATTGCTGCTTGTGCAGCCGGTAAGGGCATTGGTAACGGCATACTCTTGCAGCGGCACGGTGACTTCTCCGGAATTGCCGGATATCATGGCAGCGCGGAAAGCGTTTATCTCTGCGGCCGTGATGCCATTTGCAACCGCCCATGCTATAACCTTTTCGTTGTCGTTCTCGCCGGTGTAGGTATCCCGGAAATACTTAATCAGCGGATACCACCCGTTGCCGTTGGTTACATTGTAGTTGCTGTTGCGAAAACGCCGTCCGTCCGCTTCGTCAGAGAATGCTGTGAGTTCGTAGTCCTTATCCTTGTCGCTTTGCGAAACGCCAAGCAGTGACAGCAAAAGATAGGCAATTGTTCCTGTTCGGTCTGCGCCGGACATGCAGTGGAAGTAGCACGGCTTGTTTGCTGCCACGCAGGCCATCATCTTTTTGATTACCGACACTGTCCGTGCAGAAGCAGCGGTTGTGCTGACTGCGTTAGCGTAATAGTCCAGCGATTGGTGGAAATACTCCACGCCCGTACCCAGCGGTGAAGTGGTGATGCTGCCGGTCTCGCTGTTGTTCCGCAGGTCAATGTCCGCAGCAATGCCGAGCCAGTCAACGATTGTTGCCTTGTCGGCATCGGTGATGTTGCCAAAGTGACCGCCTCTAAATATCTTCCCATACTTCACGCGGCCACCGGTGCAAGCCCAGCCACCGAGATCACGGACATTCCACACGCTGGGCGTGTAGATCATACGCACACCGCCCTCTGGCACGATCTTGTAGGTCTTGCCGCCGAAAGCAAATGTACCAGCTTTCAGCGGTTCTATGTTGTAGATCACACCAGTGCCGGAAACCGCTTCACTTCTGGTCTTGCCGCCCTGTGCAACCGTGAGTGCTGTGTTGGCCGGGACTTTGATTTGCAGCCCGTCTGGTTCTTCCTTGCTATAGGCCGTCGCCGCCGAGTAATATTGCGTGACCTTTGTGGTGGAGTAATTGTCGGCGTTTTCGCTGTAATCCACATTGGCAATAAACGCCGCTGCCGTCGCATTCATTTGGCGATACTGGACAGTGTTTTCTAAGCTCTCGTCCACAATGGGGCTGCCGGAAATGGCCGCGATAGCCGCTGCCATCTCCCCGATTTTGTAGGTGGTCGCCTCGCCGTTCTTTGCCCGGATGGCGTTCGCGATGGCCTGAACCGATGATTCTTCATAGAGTTTCTTCATCAGTAGCTCACCTCCGAGCCATCCGCAATTTCGACTGTTTGAGCTGAACTGCCGTCATAAATGACTTCTGTGCTGCCGATTTTGATGATCAAAGCATTGGGATTTTTTACAGACTCCGGAGCTTGTGCCCATAGACATCCATCTGCATCCGCGCCAATAGACAATGTCTGTGCATCTGTTTTTGCTTTTGCGCGGACGATTCCGTATTGGAGGCCGTTGTTACCGACAAAGGGGAGACTTTGCGGAGAAATTAGAGTTGGCCTTGGTATGATCTCTCCATATACAGTAAAATTAAGATAACTGTTCTGTATTTGAGCAGACCTTGCATAGCAAGTCAATATCATCCCTGTTGAATCAGTGTACCTCAGTTTACAATTTTCAAAGTAACCTTTATGGGGTGTAAGCCCAGTAGTGCCTAAATCAAACCCTTTCGAATCACCAAAATCTTCAAGTCTTACATAGAAGGGGAAAATTTCATCTATATCTTGCATATAAGTTACAGTCAACAAAACATAATAATATTTACCAACTGTTAAAGAATTTCGATGAACATAATACGCTGATGATTGAAGCGTTTTGGAAGAACCTTTTATTAAGACTCTACCAGAACTAATTTCATTATTCTCATTTCGGATGGGCTGATTGTTCAATGCATTATAATCTCCATCAAAGTCAGATTTGTTATTCCAATTGTTATAGTCGTCCCACGACAATTCATCCAGCAAATCTTTGTTGCTGTGTGTGTGAATTTTCTTCACCGTCGCGTCGGGCAGAAGTTCCTCCGGCAGTTTCTTGATATCGTATTTTTTGCGAGTAATGGACTGAGAGACGACAAATGTTTTATCGACAAAAGATGAATCTTGAACTTCAAGTATATATTGGACACTTAAATTCTCGGAGTCAGACATAATCAGCCACATTCCAGTCATGTCACTTGGATCATTGCCATGTTCTATAAAATAGTCTACCCAAGGGCCAATATAAACACTACCTTCTTTATTTACAGCCTTAGCTACCCAATTAGACACAGTGTCATCAATGACAACCTGATATGTTTTACCGACTTGAAACATCTCAGATTGTTTTACAGTCAACAGAGTCTGGCTGCCCGTACAAACCCCTTCACAAATTACCTTATCAACAGTTTCCTCGCCCAGATAATCCTTATAAGCCACACGGTTCTTCATAATCAATCCGCGCACGGCTTCTAAAATCATTTTTAGATTGGATTTTTTCATGATATCACATCCTTATGACAGAGCGTCCGAACTGGCTGGCCACGTGAAGCTATATATTGTCTCATCCAAGCACGCCGATAAGTAGATCACAGCCGCATTCGTTCCATCAGATGGATTTCCTGATTCATCCATCGCGATAACGGATAGAACATGGCCATAAATTAGGTATCCTTGTGTGTCAATTATTTTCAGAATTGCCAAACCACTCATAAACGCGTCATAAATTTCCTGCGCGGTAACTTCAGTACCGTCTTCTTTCAAAATTGAATATGCTGAAATTTCTTGTGTTGACACGCCAGAATCAGACTGAACAGCAACCGGACTATCCGTCACGGCCTGTGGCTCAGCACTTCTATTCATAGTGAAAACCGTAACCCCACCGCCAAGTTTTGCATTCTTTTTGTTGATCTGTTTCAAACAGCCATGATCGCTGATCAGAATATTTTCGTCCCCGGTCAGTTCCGAAATTTCTTCTACTTCTGTAATTTTTCTAAATTCTGCCATATAATTTCCTCCTTACATCATCAAGATTTTACCGTTTTCATCCGTGAGGATTGCGCCGCTGGCATCTGTTACGGACGGTAAAGTGTCGGTTTCGCCGAGTATGCTCAGAATGTCATCTTCCGTCAATCGAACTTCTTCGACTAGTTCTGCCATCTGTTCATACTCTGACTTAAAATTTGATGAAACCTTGCCACCCGCCTGACTATGCGCATAAGTAGTCCATAGAATATCGTTGGAATACGCGGCATAACCATCCCGAACAGCATCAATAATTAGAACTCCCTTTGCAGCGCGTCCGGTTACGTCTGATGTAATCAACACATTCCCGTTATCATCCAACAATTTCGCGACCGCTTTCTTCATGCTCGGAATGAACGTGGCACGAACTACACAATCTTTCCAATCGTCCGGAACAGTCACATGAAGAACATCAACGCCGCTGGCATCCATGCCGCCAAGACAAATCTCGCCCGGAATCGCAGTGAAGATACTTGCGCCATGTTCACAGATCGTCTTTTCGATTATAATTTCGATCATAATTTCTCCTTTCCAGCTTGACGCTTAAAATGAAATGAGATATAATATTATCAGAAAGTGAGTGATATAAGTGAAACTAACAAATGAGTTTTTGCCGCTTCAATTGCTCAAACACGTTTCCAAAAGATATCCGAATGCATGGGAATATATGGAACAAATTCATCAATCCAATGGGAAAGATGGAAACCCGTCGTGGCCAAATTGGTGTTATGCGCCCATGGCTGCTGCGCTTGCAATTGCGACCCAGTCCGATAAAACCCTATTTAGTCAGTTGCGCGCTGTTTCTGACGCACAACAAATTGACGCGCTGACTTCATGGCGAGTCAGCAAAGAAGTTTTCATTATTAATGAGACATTGGAAGAAACACTCTTTCAACAAGCCGATGATACGTCTGTTCCGGCAAATATACTTATGCAAATTCCATATCCCTGTTTCTACATTCAGTTTACAAATTTTATGTTTCAGGGCCGGGCAATATCCGGCGCATTTATTCATCTTGAATACGATGTCAAGAACAGCTCAACAGAACTACGTGTCTTGTTCGTATTTGCCGATGGCAATACATTAGGGTTTCCAATCCACGTCAATGCCGGGAAAATTGAAAACAGTGAACATATTACAGTCCAAGAAGCTATCAATGCGATTGGAAAAGACAGTCCGTTGGGTGCATTGCGCGACATGATGCAAACAGAAAATGCCGCCATTAAAGATGCACTCAGTAAGACGCTACAAGTCGTGTTGTATCTATGTTCCCAAAACGCAGAGATTGCACCAAATAAAGAACAATCTACGGTATACAAGCGCGGGCGGAAAATCCGTGATTCCTACGCCGAGATCCGTAAATGGGATGTTGGCATACGGATTGGAGCGGCGATTAAATCCAGCAACCAATCCGAGCCAGCTAATGACAATGTCAAAAACCATTCCGCACACGCTTCGCCCCGTCCGCATATGCGGCGCGGACATTGGCACAATTTCTGGACAGGGTCAAAATCCGCACCGAACGAACGCAAACTTGTCCTGAAATGGGTCGCGCCAACATTCATTGGCGAACTGGATGAAACTCCGGTTGTAATTCACAACGTAAAATAAATCTAACACACGTCTAACACACGTTTAACACACGCGTGCGTTAGATTTTTATGTGGTGCGTTGGCGTGCGTTAGTTGGTGTCTTCCAGTTCATTGATTCTTGCCCGCGCTTCCTGCCGTGCTGAAATCAGCATTTTGATATCTTCCGGTACCGGCTGCCCCAGCAGTTGGCATTCCGACGCTTTGGTGACTTGGTAGTCTGTCTGAATCAAAAAAGTTTCCAGCCATTCACGCACAGCGTCATTGGCAGACAGTGCAGGAAAATCCTGCCGATACTTTTCCAAAGGTATCATATGGTAATGTTGCAAATCGATATTTTCAAACATTGTTTGCCTCCTTATTGCCAGAAGCCGCACGCGATATAGTGGACAGGAAAAAATTGACTTGTACGTGGACGGCTGTCGAATACCAGTATCTTTTGAATTCCAGTGTAACTTCTCTGCTCCAGCTCGATGGACTTTATCAGTGGAGATTCAGATGTGAGCGTAATGTTTGGATAACAGCTGGACGCAAAAGGCTGCGCAAAGCTGACATCACCCGACCATTCCCCATAGTAGCTGCTGCCGGTCGCTGTGTTGACATCTACTGTCACAGCGAATGCGCCCCAGCAGATCTGGTAGTTGCCAATGCGAACATATGCGGAATCGTTGCCGCCGCCAGCCGCGGTTTGCAGGCTGTTGCCACTGTCCCAGAGTGTACGATCAGCCCCATAGGAATTTTCTCCCGTTTGTTGATACCACATCAGGTCGCCGCCGAAAAGTTTATTGTATATCGCCAACCCATAATTTACACCGTCTCCCTTATTATTTCGGTGTCGGCAAGAGATTATGTTATACCATGTACTATCATATGTCCGGAATAAAGTCCCAATGTAAGACGGGTTTGCTATTATAAAATGTGTCATCGTGGCGGCTTCATTTGCCCCGGCGGCGACAAACGGCACACTGATGGTATCAGCCGTACCCGCATGATCCACATTGATATGCATACTTGAAATCGTTGCTGCTGTCGCACCATCTATATTGTCTACTGCTTCATCCACCCATTTTACATTGACAGCCGGATATGAGGGTTTGGTAAAGCCTACAATATCAATTTCGTCGTACGGTTCTACTTTATAGGCGTACAGCCCCCACACGCTTGTGGATTCTTTCTTGATCCAGTAGTCGGTTCTCCAACCGTACACCTCAAATGCCGCTAATCCCGGATCAACGTTGTCCGTCCCAGCGAACATGATACTGAGCCGTGACGGATACGAATACCTACGTTGAATGATATCAAAAGAAATTCCCATATTGGTGTAAGTGCCTTTAACAGTAATTTCGGCGAATTTGACATAGCTCTGTGTTCCGTCCGTACCCCACGCCCGGTGTACCCACTGACCACCGGATAGCTGGGCAGGTGACAGGCACGTCAATGGATTATATACCGTCGTTTTCCCGTCCTCCTTGGCCGCACCGCCGATGCCGACGCTGTCCACGCCGGTGTGACCGTTCCCGTACCGCTGGCTGATGAAACCGCGGTGGTCGGACATTTTGGCGTAGGGCAGCCAGCGTTTGTAGATGATTTTGTAGGTCATGAGCGTTGTCCTCCTCCGGTTATTAATCCAGTGAGGGATGGACGAGCAGTTTCACGGTGGCCAGCGTCGCGCGTACCGCACCGTCGATATTGTCCACCGTCTCGTCCACAAATGTTACCCGAATCTTGTCGTGCAGATACGGGGGCAGCCAAAATCCCACCACGTCGATTTCGTCGTACGGCTCTACCTTGTAGACATACAGCGCCCATTTCCCGACATCCTCCCGACGAATCCAAATTTGCGTAAGCCAGCCGTACACCTCCATGGATACCGATGTGGGGTCGGTGGTAGACGATGGTGCGAACATCACGCTCAACCGCGCCGGGTATACATAGGAACGCTGGATGATGTCGAGCGAAAACCCCATGTTCACATAACCGGTGAGGATGGTAATTTCGGCGAATTTGACATAGCTCTGTGTACCGGTTATCCCCCACGCCTGATGCGCCCACTGTCCGCCCGCCAGCTGGGCGGGTTCCAAACATCTTAGCGGATTATATACCGTCGTTTTGCCGTCTTTGGCTGCACCGCCAAGACCGACGGAAGGTACGCCGTCATCATCTTCAACGCCGTCGATAATACGTCGCTTGTGCATGACTGTGTCTACGTAGTACGCCGTTGCGACCTGATCCTGCGCCTGATACCACACCTCATATGCATTATCCGCACTCAGCGTGCCATCACCGATCACTGTTGCCGTTCCGGGTGTCCATGTTGCCGCAGCTGACCACGCCGTTTCACCGACCTGCCGATACCACAGCTGATAAGCGGCGGCGTTTTGCCCGTCTATACTGTCATACGACGCAAGTCCGAGGCAGCTCAGATACCCGCCTTCGTCGGAGATCGTGCCATCTGCCAAGCAGTGCTGTGTGGACAGCACCGTGACGGATGGTCGGGTGTAAGATGTGACCGCGATTGTGACGGTCGCAGTACACGTTCGCCCACGGCTGTCTTTGCCATAGATTGTGAAAGTGTTGTCACCAGCGTTGTACAGTGCGCCCGTCTGCCCGGTGAGCGCGACTGTGTAGCCGCC